TTATGGGCGATCTGCTTGAGTTTGCAACCAGAGGATCAATCGGCGCAGGAGTTTACGAACAGACAATGAATCCTCATCAACAGTTTGACGAGGTAATGGAAATGCTTACTCCACTTGCTGATAAGAAACTGATACTAGGATTGCTCCGGGGTAATCACGAACTTCGTGGCTACAAAGATACTGGGATTGACATTGCTAGAATTATGGCTACTGAACTGAATTGTCGTTATCTGTTAGATGCCTGTTGGAATCTATGGTATGTTGGAAAGCAGAGTTATTCAATTTACTCTTTGCACGGCGCAGCTGGAAGTAGGTATATCTATACCAAATTGAACTCTGCCATCAAGATTGCTCAGAACTTTGGATCGGAAATCTTGGTAATGGGCCACGTTCACGAGAACGCCTATACCTCAACCATCAGTCAGATATTAGATAGACGCAATAAGACTATCGTAGAGATGAAACACTTTGTAGTTCTTACTGGTCATTATCTAAAGTATGACAAGAGTTATGCTCAACGACTTGGTATGGGTCAAGGCAAACACGGATCGCCGAAGATCAAGTTTTACTCAGATAAGCACGATGTTCACATTTCAACTTAAACGGACTTCTATTAAAAACAGGGGAGATGAAAGCTCTCCCCAAATTTAACAATAAAAAACCCCCCGTTTTCACAAGGGGGACAAAAATAAGTTTTATGTTTTATGATGCTAGTATCTAATGTTTATGACGAAAGAATCAGAAAAATGTAACACATTTAGTTATAGGTATACACTTGCACAAATATTTAATTAGTATATAATAAAAGAGTATGATCACAAAAACAGAATACCGGGTAATATCCCCGGCAAACGAAAAAATTGATCGCAACGAAATAGAAGTTGAGATCACAGAAACAATAGTGGAAAAGAGAATAACAACTCTTGGAGCATTAGATAGCGCGATAGATATATTGAAATCGCAATCTATTAGATACAAAAAGAACGTTGAGGGGTTAGATGAAAATGCAAAGAAAATAGAGAAAGAAAGGTCGGAGTTAGACAAGAGGATTACAAAATTAACTAAATAAAATGTTAAAAATGATTAAAAAAATATTAAATTATATTGATAGTTTTGATTTAGGACATCCTAAAACCATCCCTTGTAATCCTAATTGTCTTGTAAGTCGTGAAAAAAAGGAAATTATAATTAAGATTAAAAAATAAAAATGAAAGTATTAAAAACCAACAAATTATTATTAGCAATATTTTATAGCAACCTAAGAGGATTAAAAACAGAGCAATTCAAAACAGATGACGAGATGGAGCAATATAGGAATAAGTTAAAGCCAGTATTAAAAGAAAATCTAAAGGAATATTGTGTTTTATGGGAAGAACTAAAAGACGCAACGAGGCTTTACTCACAGAAAAAGATGACAGGGGAAGAACTAAAGAAAGAAGTAGACGGCATTAATAAGAAGTTTACTGAATTAGATGTTGTTAACGAGAATAAAGATTTGGTTTTAGAGTTAGAGGATGCAGATTTCAATCTGCTTTTTGACTTTTTTGGAACGATAGGCAAAAAATCATTTAGCAATGTAGATCAATATCTTGACTTTAAGGAACAGCTTAACGCTACCAATATGCAACCAAAGGAGAAGAAAGTTAATTAATATTAAAAAGAATTATGAAAGATACAAATAGAACTTTTGTAACAAAATAATTATGCCAGAACAAGAAGAAGAAAATAAAGAGGTTACGACTGAAACCCCAAAGAAACCCAAAGATACACCACCTGACAAACCTTACAAGAAAGGGGATTATTTAGAGTTCGTTAAGTTCTATGCTATGACGTCTATATATAAACTAGAGAAGTTTGGCGTTGCATCAGAGAAAGACTTTGCCAAGAAGTTTAATTTGTCACAGGACACATTAGTAGACTGGAAGAAAAGAAAAGAGTTTAAGATTGATGTAGATAATAAGTTAATGAAATGGGGTGGCGACCAGACACCAGACGTTTTACAGGCATTGTTAGATAAGATATTAGAAGATGGCAAGGCAGCTGAAGTTAAGCTATGGTATCAGATCGTTAAGGGTTGGAAAGAGGGAATGATATTAGAACAACCGTCAATAGAACGTGATAATAAATTAAGTAAGTTATTAGAAAATGCAGACGACAACACCAAAAGAAAATTTGCCGAACTTCTTAAAACAATTCTCCCAGATAGTAGAGAAAGTAAAGAATGAAGAAGTAGACAACAAAGAGAGTAAAGAGTTTGTCTACGAAATGGACTTATGTTATTTGATAGATCAAGAAATATACACCAATCATAAGTCAGCGCAGGTTCATAATTGGAGATTAGGAGCATTACATAAAGAGTGGAACGACCTTTTACAATCAGGGTGCAATTTAGTTATTGAAGCGCCGAGAGATCATCTTAAGAGTTTCTTCTTTAGTGAGTGTTATCCATTAGAGGAATGCCTCAAAGATCCTGATATGAGCATTATCATTATGAGTGCTAGTGATGGGTTAGCTGTTAAGAGATTAGATAATATAAAGAAGTGGGCCAAAGCACCACGATACAAACATCTATTAGCAGGAGCAGATATTGATAGCAGAAAGGAGATAAGATTTAGCAATGGAGCAACAATAGAAGTAGCAGGATTTGGCAGCAAGGTTAGGGGTGGCCATTACAAGATAATCATATTAGATGATCCGATTGATAACCAAGTTATTTATAGTGAGGACTACAACAGAAAGACATTAGAGAGAATGTCAACAGAGATTATGCCAATGGGAGAGCCATACACGAAGTTCATTATAGTAGGGACATTACAAAGAGATGGAGATATGTATAGCGTGGATTGGAACAGCATTGAGATAGAGGGCAACAAGCATTGGATACATAAGAGATATGATGCGATAGTAGACGCAGAGAAAAAGATTACTATATATCCTGAGAAGTGGAGCTGGAATAGATTGATGGCAAAGAAACAAGAGATCATCACTTTAACAGGAAGCGACAAATGGTTTAACAAGGAGTATCGCTGTATGCCGGTAAACATTAGTGGAGAGATAGTTAAGGTAAACGACATTCAAGGATATGATGTATTGCCAAACGATTGCTGGAAGCTAATGGAAGATGGAACAAAGAAGATAAACATTAACGATTTCTGGGGTTGGGATATATCAGTAGGAAAGAAACCAGACAGTGGAGATTATACATCAGGAATACATTTTTATAGAAGTGAGAAAGGAAACATATTTATAGACAATATAGTCAACAAGAGATTAGGATTTGACGATAGGCTAAAAGAAATAATGTCAGGTGCTGAATTATATCCTACGGCCATAAGGGTTGCAGTAGAGCAGAACACATTTCAATACGATAGTGTTCAGACATTAAAGATGAACACAAGTCTACCAATAGCAGGTGTGCAAACAACAAAGAATAAGATTGAGAAGTTTAATGAAGTGTTGCCACCATTATTTGGAAATAGAAAAGTATTTATAAAGAACGGGATTGAAAACAGACAAGAATTTATTAACCAGTTATTATCATTACCAAGAGGCAAGTATGACGATATGGCCGATGCATTCTGTATAGGAATATCAGGATTGCAACAGGTAGGAACACCGGGAGTCGTTTGGTTATTTGATGATGACGATGACGATGGAGAAGATTTAATGTAGTTTATGTATAAATATTACGCAACAAAAAGAATGGACGTTAATGGTAAGACATATAATCCGGGAGAGATTATCATTAGAGACAAACAGATACAAGGACTTTCTGAGATAGGAAAGACATATGATACGGAGCATATAGTAGTAAACAAAGATCCTGTCAAGAGCAACGTTGATATAGTATTCGTAAGATTCAATGCAAAACTAATAGAGGATAGGGCAATAGAATACGTTAAGAAGAATACTAACTATCCAAATTATAAGATAACTGATTACGACAACTATCAAACTAAAAGAGAATTGAGTGAGCTTTGGAATGATTTAATAGATAAATCAGACGCTGACTATGTCTGTCTATTGAATACAGATGCATATGTAACAGATAATTGGCTCAATGAGATGATGAAAGGGTTTAATGACGATATGGTTGCAGCAGTAGGCCCGAGTGGAGATAATGTTGGTGGCATTCAAAGAGAGATAGGCAAGAAAGAATTAGCAAATAATTATATTGGAAAATATAAAAGATGCACAGGAAAGGATACACTATCAGGATTTTGTATAGTAATAAAGAAATCAGCTTGGAAAGATGCAGGAGGCTTCCCAGAGGAAGTTCCTTTTTATGGAGGAGAACACGCTTTTCTAGTAAAGGTAAGAGAAAAAGGATATAAGTTATTATGGGCGCAAGGTGCGTTCGTTTATCATTTGGGAGGAGTAAGCGTCAAGAAAGAAAAAATGTTTGATACATTAAGGAAACAAGGACAGAATCAATATCACGATTGGTTAGTTCCAAGGATACCAATTTTGTTTTTAACTTACAATAGATTAGAGTATACAAAGCAGACTTTGAAATGTTTATTAAAGAATACTCCCGGGAATGATATTATTATCTTTGATAACAACTCAACAGACGGAACTAAGAAATGGCTAAAGAAATTAAATAACAAAAGACTAAGAATCATTTATTCCAAGAAGAATATAGGAATAGCAGGAGCAATGAATGAGTTTTTTAAACTAACAGAGAACAAAGAATATATTGCAAAGGTAGATAACGACACTATGATACCCAAGAATTGGTTAGAAACTTTAGTGGCTATGTCAGAACATTATAAGGTTGATATTTTACAACCAAAGCATTCTATACTACATAGCAAATTCAAAACATTTGAAGAATGGATGAAAACATTAAAAGGAGATGATCGCATAAGGTATTCAAATTATGTAGGTGGATCAGGAATACTTATTAGGCGCGCTTTGATAGATGGGCTAATACCAGTTTCAAGAGCAATCTTAGGTGGTTGGACTCAATATCAGGCTAATAAGCCAGAATTAAAGAAAGTCTTTTGTAGGAACATAGAGATAGAGTTATTAGATATGAAAGGAGATAATGAATATAAGTTTGATAAATATCCTGATTATTATGTTGAGGTTGGCAGATTGAAGTTAGACACAATGGTAAGGAATAAAATATCAGAGAAACTAGAACACAAAACAAGTTTTGAAACAATAGACGCAATATTAAAAAGAATCAATGACAAATTTGCTTTTGTTAGATTCGGAGATGGAGAAATATTATGTCTTGACGGATGGAAAGGAAGAACAGACTATCAATTAAATAGTCCTAAACTTCAGAAAGAATTGTTTGAGTCAATAAAGATAGATGATCCTAATTATCTAATAGGGTGTTCAGCAGGATTGATCAACGAGAGAGGAATGACAGATGGATTATTTGCTAGGTTTGACAACGACAAAGAGCTACAAGAGATAGTCACGAACAGCACAAGCATTAGAGATTTCTATTCTCCTGTTGCATTACACTATCTATTAGTCTTTTATCCAAACATATTTAAGTTGTTCATTAAAGAGTTGAAAAAGAAAAGATTGGGATTTGTTGGCAACAAGCATATGAGAAAGTTGTTAAAAATATTATCAATAAAAGATTTTGTAGAGATACCAAAGATACAATCATACAAGACAATAGATAAGTATTATAGTGATATAAAGAAGATGGCAAAGGACGTTGATATTATATTGTTGTCAGCAGGGATAACAGCTACTGCCATTCAAAAGAGATTATGGGATCTACCAGTATCAACAATAGACATCGGTAGTGTGTTAGATCCATTAGTGGGAATCAACAATGACAAGACTTGGATTAGATTGGCTAACATAGATACACAAAAATTAAAGAAATCTCTATGATAAGAATATTAGATTACAAAAACTTTATAATTGAGATATTACCACACGTTAAATATCCGATAGATGTATAGAAGCAAATACAAGGTTAGCCGTTGAGTGGTCAGACGAGGCGCTTAATATAATAAAAGATAGAAAAGGTTTGATCCCAATAAAATTTGATGCAAAACACATAACGGATATACTTGTTCCTAAGAGTTTTGACACTGTTTTAATGTTTGATTTTATTGAACATTTAGCAAAGGCAGACGGAGAAAGACTATTAGACAACATAGAACATTTTGTTAAGAAACAGATATTGATGTTTATACCATTAGAAAATTTCAAAAGAGATGTAGAAAAACCAATAGAATCACAAAAGCAACGTAAAGAACAGAATCTATCATTAGGAAATCATTGTTCACAATGGACACCTGAGGAGATGGATAAAAGGGGTTTTGATGTTTTAGTATCTCCTGACTATCATAAAGAAAGGAATTGGGGAGCTATGGTATGTATAAAAAATTTATAATTAAAACTATATGAACTATACGAGTAGAATATATTTAGGAGGAACATTTGATCTATGTCACTCAGGGCATATCAATCTATTTAAGAAAGCAAAAGAATTAGGTTATGTTATAGTTTCTTTAAACACAGATGAGTTCAATGAGAAATACAAAGGCAAGAAACCAATAATGAGTTTGAAAGAACGAATGGACGTAGTAGAATCTTGTAAATATGTAGATGAGGTTATTATTAATACTGGTGGAGCAGACAGTAAGCCAGCTATATTAAAAGCAAAGCCAGATTATATATTGCACGGTAGCGACTGGGTTGGTGGATCGTTAATTAAACAAATGGGATTGACAGATGAGTTTCTTAAAGACAATAAAATAACAATGATAACAGCACAGTATACCAAAGGCATATCAACGACTGATCTGATAAAGAGGATTAGGAAAGGGCCAAGGAATATTGCTATTGATATGGACGAAACACTTTGTGATGGTAGTGCTTGGACACCAGAGGATTGTTTAAGGATGAAACCAATAGAGAAGAATAAAGACATAGTGAATAAATTATATCAAAGGAATTTTATCATTATCTACACAGCAAGGCGCGATGAATTAATAAAGAATAGTATCAAATGGCTAAGGACGAATGGCATTATGTTTCACGCAATATCAAACAACAAGATACCAGCTTATTATTATGTTGACGACAGATCAATATCGTTTAATGAAATTAAAAAAGAATTATTATGATAAATCAGAAAATAGATAAAACTGATAAACACAAGCACGGATTAATTACTTTTTATGAAAAAGAATTTGATCATCTAAAAGAGAAACCAATAGTATTCTTTGAACTAGGAATTTTCAAAGGGGACAGTTTATTATATTGGAATGAATATTTTAAGAATGCAAAAAAGATAAAGGGTTTATGATACATAGAAGATATGTTGGACTACAAAAATTATTATCAGATATTATAGAAAACGAAAGTATTGGTTTTAGTGAGATTAAAATAGTTAAATTGAAAGAGGGTGGATCAACAGCAATAATAAAAAAGATATGAAACAATGTATAGCAATTTGCACTCACAGAGAGAATTTAAAGATGTTTAATAATTTATTGAAAAGTATTAAATTACTTAAATATCCAATCGTTATTGTCGTTAATGACGCTAATAATACAGGAGAATATTTTATAGAGCATAACTACAAACCATTAGAGAGTAGAGGTTGTAAAGTATTGTTGAATAAAGGAGATGGATTTGAGATCGGCGCATTGAGAACAGTATTAAATAATACAGATTATGATGAGATACTTTTACTTCAAGATAGTTGTGAGATTAAAGATTATGGTTTGTTTGATTTAGTGTTTGAAACAAAAGGAAGCGTAGCATTGACGATAGGATATATGAGTTATCTAGGAAAGTATGAGAGGATTATATTAGATAGAATAAAGATACCGACAGTTAAGACTAAGACAGAGAGTATAAGGCAAGAGGGTCAGTTTAATAGACTATATCTAGCGAATTGTGAGAAATTCACAGCATTGTTTGGCAACTTTGGATTTACTTCTTACAAAGGAAATAGATTTGAGAATAAGTTTAACAGGAAGAATCTAGTATCAGAAAATGAATATATAATTAAAAGAAAAGGAATTTGGGCAGCTAAGATGCTTGAATATTATAATGGTGTTAACTTATGAATGTAGATAGTTTTGTTGTCGTAATCAGCAGGAAATATCCAATAGCAAAATGTTTAAAAGCTATTGCGAACGCGAATATACCACGTAAAGATTTGTATTTGCTTTTATATTTAGACACAAAGGATCGATGGTTAATAGATTATTGTAAGAACTGGATAGATTATCACGGCCAGAAGTGGTTGTCAGCAGAAATGATAGTAACAGATAGAGAGCCAATCAATGCAGTAACGATTAGTGATTACCGGGATAGATGGAAAAGGATTATAGAGAATATGCAGAGAATCATAACGCACGTCAACTTTAGCGACATAGTCTTTATGGTTGAGGACGACACGATCATACCAAAACAGGCATTTACAAAGCTATATAGGAGGATCAACAGAGATAAAGAGATAGGTTGTATCCAAGGAGTAGAAGCAATGAGGAATGCAGGGGATCACGGCCATTGTGGAGTTTGGAAAATGAAAGTAGACGCGAGAGGTAGAGTTAAAAACAAGATAGGATTAGCATCTAAAGAGAAAGGCATAGAGGAAATAGACGGAGGTGGTTATTATTGTTGGGCTTTTAGAACAAAGGCAATACAGCAAATCAAATTAAGATCAACTTGGAATGGTTGGTGTGGCCCTGACTTATGGACTTGGTATGACATAGGCGCTAATGGTTGGAAAACATTGATCGATTGGAGTGTTTGGTGTGTTCATATAGGGATTGATAAGGATAAGAAATTAATAGAGCATATACCATCATCAACAAGGAACTGGTTTTATGATTATGAGAATGGGACAGATAATTCGCCTAAAGTAAATTATAATTATGAAATGTAAAAATTGTGGAAAGATATTTGAAAAAGCAGTAAAGCATCAGAAGTTTTGTCGTGATGGATGTAGATCATTGTATTGGTTCAAGCATAATAGGAGAAAATGGAATGATTATATGAGAAACTGGAAAAGTAACGATAGGTTAAGGAAGTTCGCAAAGAAGCTCAGGGACTTCAAACCAGAGGACAATGATTTTAGAGATTTTGAGGAGTTTTGACAAAAGGGCTAAAATTTGTTATAATACGTTTATAACGATAAATTATGGATATTTTAAAAAATATTAAAAAACTATTCAATTTGAAGAAAGGAATTGAATATACAAAAAAAGCATTTTCTAATTTAGCTGGATTACCAACATTGGGCGCAGGAGAATGGTCAGAAAGAAAATATCTACAAACATACGATAGCTCGTTAGATGTCTTTGCTTGTGTTAAGAAAATATCAGCAAAGATAGGAGCAATAGAATATAAATTATTTAGAGTTAAAAATTCAAAGGGTGAGCTTGAACAAATATTAGCGCATCCTCTTTTAGATCTATTGTATAATCCAAGTCCATATGTAAGTAAAGCAAAATTGATTAAATTAAAAGCAATCAACGAATTACTAACAGGAGATGGATATTGGTATAAAGCAATGATAGGAAATACAGTAGCAGAGCTTTGGAACTTAAGGCCAGACTGGGTTACAATAATTCCAAGTTCAACAGATTATATAAAGGAATATATTTATAGGATACCGGGCCAGAAAGATATACATTTTGATCCAGCAGAAGTAATACATTTCTCAGAGCCATCTCCAATAAAAGAGTTTGCAGATAGAACAGGACAATCTCCTATAAGGCCAGCACAGGTCAGAGTAGACACAGAGGAGTTTGCGACAAAGTTTCAAAGGGACTTCTTCTTGAATAATGCTCGTCTTGATGCAGTCTTACAATCAGATGGATTGTTAAGTGAGGATAGAGTTGAAGAAATAAGAAATCAATGGACTAAGAAATATAAAGGAGTAGGAAAGAACTCAAAGATAGGTATTTTACAAAGTGGATTAAAATATGTTCAAATATCAACAGCTCCGAAAGATATGGACTATATCCCCGGACTAAAAGCAGTAAGAGATGATATTTTTATGGCATTTGAGATGCCAAAGTCAGTTATAGGAATAGCAGATGATGTAAACAGAGCTAACGCTGAGTCTGCAATGGCTAATTTCTTGACAGAGAATATCAAACCAAAGATGCAGGACTTTATAGATACGTTGAATCAGTTTTTAGTTCCGAGTTTTGGTAAAGATTTGATATTAGACTTTGTTGATCCATCACCGGAGAACGTAGATGAGAAGTTAAAGGTATATACTAATGCTTCAGATAACGGATGGATGACACCAAACGAGATCAGAGAGAAAGAGGGATTGTTACCATTGAAAACTGGTGGAAGCGAAACAATAGTCAGTAGTAAAATAAATTCAATAGTAGGTTTGTCTATGCACATACCTCACAAGAGAACAGTTATATTAGGACAGTTAATTAAATCAGATATTTTTGAGGGGAGAAAAGAATTATATAATGAAATAAGAATAAAAGAATTATATAAAAAATTTGGTAAACAACTTAAATCATTGAAAGGAAAAGAAAAGAAAGAATTAGACAGATTGAAATTAGAGAAAAAGAAAAATCATTGGAGAACATATTTAGCAGATCTTGATAGGAGAAAGGATATATTATTGCCCGTGGTTGTAAAGTTTATGAATGGACAGGAGAAAAGATTTCTAAGCGAAGTAGGAAGTAAATCATACAAGTATGAGGCTAATTTTAGAAAACATATTAATAAAACGATCAATGAGTTTGATTGGGAGAGAGAAAATAAAAGACTTGCAGCTGTAATCACTCCACCGGAGTTAAAGATAATGAAAATATCAGGCAGCGCAGCTTTATCAAGAATTGGAGTCAGTCAACCATTTGTGACAGAGGGTTTGATTAGAGTATGGCTAGAAAATCAGGTTAAGGTTGATTCTGCATTGATAAACAAGACTACCAGAGAAAATCTAACGAAGCAATATTTTGAAGCGTTAGAAAAAGGAGAAAGTATTAACGAAATAAAAGAGAGAGTTAAGAATGTATATAATATAAGAAGTGAATCAGGAGCAGTAAGGATAGCGAGAACACAGACAGGAGCTATTATAAATCAATCAACTAACGAAGCTTATAACCAAACTGACGTAGTAAAGAAAAAGGAATGGATTGCAACAATGGATAGTAGAGTCAGGCCAGCACACGCAGCAGCAGACGGACAGATAGTTGATAAAGATAAACAATTTGAAGTTGGTGGGGTCTTAAAGCAAGCACCCAATGACATAAACTGTCGCTGCACGATAGCGCCAGTAATATAATAAATTAACAAAGTATTATGAAGAAGAAAGATTTAATTTTTGAAATAAAAGCATCAAACGATGATGGTAGAACAATAGAGGGAGTATTTTCAACTGCCGATGTTGATCGTTCTAACGATCCTCCAATAGAACAGGAGAGTTGGAATCTAAAGAATTTTAAAAAGAACCCAGTTGTTTTGTTTGCTCACGATAGTCATCAGATCCCAGTTGGAAAAGTAACTAAAATTGGATTGGATGATAAAGGAAATCTAGCAGGAGTTATAAAATTTGCTATTGATGAGGGTGTAGGAGTCTACGCTGATTTAATAAAGACAGTTTATAATCTTTACAAAGGAAAGTTTATGCGTGCTTTTTCAGTAGGCTTTAAAATGGGAGAGATAACAGAAGATAAAAAAGGTATGAAAATAATTAAGAACGAATTGTTAGAAATATCTTGCGTTCCTGTTCCGGCTAACGCATTAGCATTAGCAAAATCCAAAGGATTAGATTTAGAAGCTCTCAACAAGGTAGATGAAATTGAAGATACGATAACATTCAAGAAAGAGTGTGCAGAGGACATAGAGAACAACGAGGATGACCCTGACACAGGCGCAGAGGGAACAGGGGACAATAGTGAGGAAAATAAGGAGGACAAGCCAGAGGATAATACAGAGGACGCAGAAAAAGAAGATACAACACTTAATTTATCAATAGATTTAGATAAAAAGGAGATAACGGTAACGGATAAAGATGGAAAAGAATTGAAAGTAAATATCTCTGACGAAATTAAAAATCTTTTATTTAAAGATAAACAGGTCGTGACCGAAAGCTCTAAAGAGCCAAAGGAAAAATCGCCAAAGAAAGCGATAAAAACCTTAAACAAGTTAATCCGAACGCTTCTCGTAGAGAAGCAAAGGGTTAGAAGTAATTAAATATTTTTTATATGAAGTTAAAAGATATATTAGCCAAAGAACTCAAAGACCTCTCTGATGAAGAAAAAGCATTTTTAGCTGAGAACGCCAGTGAATTAACTGACGAGCAAGCTAAGAGCTTTGAAATCACTAAAGAGGAAACTGAGGAAATTGACACAAAAGGATTAAGCGAATTAATCAAACTTGAAGTAAATCAAGGAGTTAAAACAGCTATTAGCAAAATGGTTGCTGTCAAGAGAGGAGAAATCAATAAGGCGAGTGATACATTACCAACGAGTGGTAAATGGTCACAAAAGACTATGGATTGGTGTAGTGCTTTAGTTGGTCAGGACTTTACACAACTAAAAGCATTGACAACTTCTTCTTCAGACACTCCAAAAGCAGGATATACTATCCCATCTGAATTATTTAATGAGATCATTAGATTAATTGAAGATGTATATGGAGTTTCTCGTAGAGAAATGAGATATTTGCCTTTCAGTGGCCCGGGAAATACTAGGGACATTACTGCATTAGCAAGTTCTGTCACTATGACTTGGACTGATGAAGCAGCTGCTAAAACTGCAACTCAACCTGTATTCGCACGTGTTCAACAAATCTTGAAGAAGTTAGCTTGTATTATTCCTATGACAGAGGAGTTATTGGAAGATACTGCCATTAACTTACCGGGTTTGTTAGCTGACTTAGTAGCTGAAGCTACTGCCAAAGAAGAAGATGAACAGTTCTTTAATGGAACTGGAACTCCTTGGACTGGCATAGTAAACAACGGAAGTGTTACTTCTGTTACAATGGCTGCTGCATTAGGATTTGACGACATTACTGCCGAGAACTTATTAGATATGCAAGATGCAAGTTTAGTAGGTGCAGCTGGTGGAGCTAAATACTTTATGCATAGAACCATTTTCAGTTACATCAGGAAATTGAGAGAAGATGCAGTAAGCGCCGGTGACGGAGCTGGTGCATTCATCTACCAAAGACCTCAAGGAGAAGTTCCTGCAACTATTTGGGACTATCCTTTTGAACTAGTAGAGGGAATGCCTGACAAAGATGACGATGCCGTTAATAAGGGTTTCGTTATTTTTGCTAATCTTAAACGATATGCTATCTACGGAGATAAAGGTGGTATGAAAGTTAAGATTTTAACAGAAGCTACCATTACTGACACAGACGGAGAAACTTCAATCAATCTTGGTCAACAGGATATGATTGCTTATAGGTTCGTTGAGAGAGTTGGTTACGTTTTACCAAAACCAACTGCTATTGTCGTCCTTAAGACATCTTCAACAATCAGTTAAGTTTAATAGGGTATGGGGTTGTGATAATGACAACCCCCATATCCGACAATGAGTTCGTATGAATTATAAAAATAAACAGTTTATAAATTATAAAACGCGTATGGGAGAAGTAAAGATAGAAAAAAAGGTCAGTTTCTATGATCCAATAGTTAACGCTTGCAGAGAAATTTCTGTTAGTAATGCTAAAAAGTATTTAGCTGGCGTAGAAAAAATTAAGAAACAACTAGATAAACTTAACAAA